CTTACTTCCTATTGAAAAACTAAACAAATTAAATAGTTTTTTTAATTGGAGTTTTTTAAGAAGAGATTTTTGGAATAAGACACAAGAATGCTATTTTATACATTTAAATGGCTCAAGACCAAAGGATTATAGATTAAATCTATTAAATAGATTAAAAAATAATAATTATGAGTTTTTAATGCCTCCAGATACAGAAGATTGTGACAAAGAAAATTCTTTTAGGCCCAGATGGTTTTTTGAGAAAAAAAATGCTAATAAATCACTATAAAAAAATTGTTATATGGACACCATTTAAAAATTATAGTAGCAGTCTAAATATGTATTTAAGACAACGTGGCTTTATAATGACATTTGGACCACAACCCTTTGTGGGGAGGGAAGATAAAAAATTAACAGTTCATACAAATGAAATGTTTGACGAATCTAAAAAATATCAATTTATTTTGCCGATAAGAAATCCGTATACAAGAGTTGTAAGCCAATGGAAATATCACTGTATGACATGCGGCGATATCAAGTTTGAAGAATGGTTTTGGAAATATTCTAGAATTACTATTATGCTTCCAGTTGCACGGCTCTATAAGTATGATAGAATAATAAAAACAGAAAATATAACAGAAGAGTTAAAAAATTTAAATTTATATTATGAAGCTTTTCCAACTGTAAATAAATCTAGAGATGATCTAGGGCATTCGCTTTCTGAAAAAGAGAAAGAATTAATCTATTACTTACATTACGAAGATTTTATTGCTGGTAATTATGAGAAATAATATGAAGTGGTTTCCCTTATTAAATTATACTCACTATAGTTTATGTCTAGGTTTTTCAAAACCAGAAGAACTAGTAAAAAAATGTAAACTAAATGGCTATCGCGCCTGCGGAATTGCAGATTATAAATCAATATCTGGAGCTGTAGCTTTTTATAAAGCTTGTGTAGCAAATGATATCAAGCCCATCATAGGTTGCTCTTTTGGTAATTTTTCATTGTTTGCAAAAAACAAAGACGGCTGGAATGACTTAATTGAATTAGTATCTTCATTAGACATTGAAAACAATATAGAATTAACAAAATTAATCTCCGTCTGCAATAGACAAAATCTAATTTCAATATCGAAAAATGAGTGCTTCTCGCCAATATCTGGCAAAGACTTTTATGAAAAAAGCCCATTGTTTTATGAAACGTATTATGTAGACAAATCACAGACAGATCTTCATAGAATTTTATTATCTTCAGGAATGAAGATGTCATTAAATAAAATTTATGAAAAAATAACAAAGGGAGAACAGGTAGATCATCAAGAATTTTTTGAATATAATAATTATTTTTTACCAGATAATAATGAAGTTTCAGAAATTATACTTAACGATCCAGACTGTTTAAACAAATTTGATGAAATATATGATAAGTGCGAACAATATGATATATTAAGTAAACCAATATTGCCAAAATTTCCAACACCGAATAACGAATCAGAAGAAGAATATCTAAAAGAACTGTGTAGAGTTGGTTGGAAAAATATTCTAATCAATAACGGAAAAGTTGACACAGAAGAAAAAAAACAAACTTACTTAAGTCGATTCTTAGAAGAATTTGAAGTTATAAAAAATGCAAATTTGTTTGGCTATTTTCTGATAGTTCAAGATATTATAAAGTACGTAAATAAAAATGGATGGATGGCTGGCCCAGGAAGAGGCTGTTTCTTGCCAGATACTAGGGTTAAAATGGCGAATGGTGAGTATAGACCAATAAATACAATAAAGATTGGGGACAAGGTTATAGATGCCTATAGCGAGTTACAAACCGTGGAAGACATATTAGAATACGATGTGGATGAAGAAATAATTGAGCTTGAAATGGAAAATGGAAAAATTATTAGATGTACAAAAGATCATAAATTTCTAACTAACAATAGAGGCTGGGTAGAAGCTCAAAATTTAACAGAAACAGACGATATTAAAGAAATTTAGTCCATGTCGAGGTATTATTTGTGTATAATGATACGGAGGTAATACAATGAAACAAAAAACAATAACTTTTGACGAACTGCAAAATAGAGAATTCAATATTAAAGGAATATCTAACCATAAATTAATTGGAACATGTAAAAGATGTAATCAAAATTTTAAATATTCTGCTGTAAAAAAATTTATGAGAAATAGAAAAACTCATAAAGAAATGTGGGAAACTTGTTCAAGATGTTGGCTAATTACAAAAACTTCCAATAATCCAGAATGGATAGAAAAAAACAGACAGGCACAAATAGTTGCACAAAACAAACCTGAACAAAAAAGAAAAAATGCTTTAGGCGTTTCTAAATCTTGGACAGAAACTAGAAAAAAAAGCGCTAAAAAACTTTTAGAATACAGGTGGCAAAATGATCCAATATTTTCTAAAAAAGCTCTAGCGAATATTGATTGGACAAATGGAAAAGATATAGAAAAATTTAATAAATATATACATAAATCAATAGGTAGTGGTGGTCTTAAAGGTGAATATAAAGGCTTAAATTATGACAGCGCTTTAGAGTTATCATATATTATGTGGTGCGAAGACAAAGGGGTAAAAATAAAAAGATATAATCTTGATCCAATTATATATAAAGACGAAAATAAAAAAAGTAGAGTCTATATCCCAGATTTTATTATAAATGAAGATACTGTAGTAGAAATAAAAGGGTTAGGACTTTATTATCAAAAAAATTATAATAGAAATATTCTAAAAATAAAAAATGCTAAAAAACATTCATACAGATATATGATAATTTTTAGCAATGACGAAATATTGAAAATAAACTACAAGAAAGCTAGAAAGTGGCACCATGAAAATAAAATCAAAAAAAATAATTAAATACATGGGAAAAGTTAATGATTTAACAGTAAGCAATTCTCACACCTATAATGTAGAAAGTCTTGCGGTTCATAATTCTGCTGGCGGGTGTTTAATTTCCTATTTAATAGGAATTACAAAAATAGACCCAATAGAATTTGATTTACTTTTTAGCCGTTTTTATAACGCTGGAAGAAATACACAAGATCATATTTCTTTGCCAGACATAGACGTAGACGTTCCAGGCAATAAACGAGATGAAATTATATCTTATTTGAAGCAAAAATACGGTCTACAAAACGTTGGACAAATGTTGACTTTTGGAAGACTTCAAGGTAGAAGCGCAATTAAAGAAGTCTTAAGGGCAAGAGAAGCTTGCGGTTTTAGCGAAATGAATGAAATTACCAAAAATATTCCAGATGAAGCCGCAATTTCTGACCAACTGCAAGAAATGGACGATGAAGAAAGATCGATTATTCGCTGGGCTTTAATAAATAAAACTGATGAATTAAAAGATTTTTGTTATATAAATAATGCTGGTGAACTTGATGGAGATTATGCCGAGTATTTTGCTGAGGCAATAGCTCTAGAAGGAACCTTTAAAACTCAAGGAAAACATGCTGCCGGTGTTGTTATTTCGGCAAATAATTTAAATAAAGTTTGTCCGATGGTTAACCAAAAAAACGGAGAAGAAAAAATAGCCGGACTTGAAATGGAAGACTTAGAATCTCTTGGTCTGGTCAAACTAGATATTTTGGGATTGTCTCTTTTAGATAAATTAATGTATGTAAAGGAAAATTGTAATGGCTAGATCTGATATAATTGTTTTTGACTTTGAAACCGGATCTAGAAATCCGCACAAAACACAACCTACTCAAATTGCAGCACTAGCTTTAGATGGAAGAAATTTTAGATTAAAAGATACCTTTAACAGTGAAATTAAGCCAATATTAGATGACAAAGAAGCAATTGAAAAAGGACTTGACCCACTTGAGGATAAAGCGCTAGAAATAACAAGAAAAACTAGAGATAATCTAGCATTAGCTCCAGATCTTAAGTCTGTGTGGCAAAAGTTTGTACAGTTTGTAAATAAGCATAACTGGAATGGAAACTCTTTTTTTGCTCCTATTGCTGCTGGATTTAATATAGTCAATTTTGATATGATTATAATAAATAGATTATGTAGAGATCTTGGCCCATTTGATGAAAAAAATAATAGACAATCATTGTTTAATCCAATCTATAAAATAGATGTAATGGATAATGTTTTTATGTGGACAGAGGGAGACCCAAATGTAAAATCTATCTCTATGGATTCTCTTAGAGAAAGAATGGGATTATCCAAAGATAATGCACACGATGCCTTGCAAGATGTTAAAGACACTGCTAATATTATGATTAAGTTCATGAAAACACATAGGGCTGTTTATAGAAATTTAAAGCTTGAAAAAGCTTTTGCCGGGGAGCAATCATTGTATGTCGAATAAAATATTGGCCTTTAGTAATTATGATGAAAACTTTGCTGTTATAAATGATATAACTTATCCGCATAATAAAAAATATTTTGATAAACATAATATTGAATATTCTGTATTTAATAATAACATTGATATAATCAACACCTTGACACCCCATGTTACTAAATGTTATTATATTAAATGGATTTTACTGCAAAAATTATTAGAAACTAGAAATGATATAAATTATTTTTTTGCTATAGATACAGATATTATTATCTGCGATTTCAATATAGATCTAAGAATATTTACAAAATTATCTAGCAAAGATATTCTATTGTGCTCTGTTGAAGATTGTTCTCCAGATATGTTTTGGAATGTTAATGCTGGTTCTATGATTGTTAAAAACAATGATAGGGTCAAATCTTTTATTAGCTCATATTTAGATTTTGCTAAATCACATGATTACAATATAATTGATCAACCATTGTTACAAAATTTTATATATAAAAAACCAGAATACAGATTTCTATTTTCAATTTTTCCATCATGTGCATTTAATCACGGTGGATTAAATTCTTTTTTGTATCACGACTGTAATATTAGCACATCTAATAAGCCATTAAAAGAATGTATAGAAAAAAAATCATATAATTTAAAAACAGCTATTGATAATCTTAATAATTATAATAAATAAATTATGCAATATAATGACGAAAAAACGTGGAACTTATTTGCGGAAGGAAAAACCAAGGGAATCTTTCAATTAGAAAGTAATCTTGGTAAATCTTGGGCAAAAAAAGTAGAACCAAAGAACGTTGAAGAGCTGGCAGCTTTAATTAGTCTTATTCGCCCAGGGACATTAAAAGCAATAAGTGATGGGAAATCAATGGCCCAACACTATGTAGATAGAAAACACGGAAGAGATAAGGTGGTATACCTTCACGAATCACTCGCTGATATATTAAAAAGTACATATGGAGTCATTCTTTACCAAGAGCAAGCGATGTTGATTGCGCAAAAACTAGCTGGTTTTAATCTACAAGAAGCTGATGATCTTCGTAAAGCTATCGGCAAGAAAAAAGCCGACCTTATGATAAAAATTAAAGAAAAGTTTATCAGTGGGTGTGCTAAAACTAAATTAGTAACTGAAGAAATTGCTCAAGAAATTTTTAGCTGGATTGAGAAGTCTTCACGTTATTCGTTTAATAAATGCTTAGATCCAACAACGACAGTTATTACAAAAGAAGGCATAAGATTAATAGAAGAATTAAAAATTGGAGATTTTGTTTTAGCTCCTGACACTGAGAATACTGATAAGTTTATAGAAGTTATTGATATTATTAATAATGGAGAAAAAGAATTATATGAAGTTGAAGCAGAAGATGGTTCTAAAATAAGGTGTACACTTGATCATAAATTTTTATGTGAAGATGGGCAAATGCGCCCCTTATATGAAATTTTAGAACAAGATTTAGAAATATATGTGTATAATAATTAGCGTGAGACTTATTAATAGGAGACATGCTAATGATTATAGAAAAAAAAGATTGGCAGTTTTGTAAAATATGCAATTGTGAATTGGTTAAAATGATAAAAGAGCATGGTGGAAATGGTATATATAAATCACAATGCTTTAAAAAGCATATAGAAAAATATCATAAATTATCTTTAACCTCTTATTTTGGATTAGGACCAAAATGCCCATGTGGAATTTGTAATAAAAATCTAACAGTAATAATAGATAGTTCAAATATTAGATATAAAAAATTCGAATGTGGATTTAATGATGGGGTAAAAAAATGGTCAGAAGAAGCAAAAATAAAAAGATGCGGCGTCAACAATCCAATGTTCAACAAAACACCATGGAATAAAGGTCTAACAAAAGAAAATAACAATACTTTAAAAAGTATTTCTAAAAAAATGTCAAAAAGAATTGTTTCTGAAAAAACAAAAAATAAACAAAAAGAATCAGCTATAAAAAGAACAGTACATGGTCATACTGGACATAAACACTCTTTAGAAACTAAAGAAGCATTACGCTTAAATACTTTAAATATGATTAGGTCTGGAAAGTTTAAACAAACCAACACCAAGCCTTTCATAGCCATGGAAAGAATATTGAATGAATTAAATATAGTTTATGAAAAAGAAAAAATATGTGGCATATGGTCATTTGATTTTTATTTATCAGATTTAAATATTTATCTAGAAGTTGATGGAGATTATTTTCATAGTAATCCATTGATTTATAAAAATGGACCAAAAACAAAAACGCAAAAAATAAATTTTTATAGAGATACAAAAAAGAATAAATTTTGTAAAGACAATAATTTATCTTTAATAAGAATTTGGGAATCTGAAATTTTTGGAGACGAAAAGTGCGTAAAGCAAAGATTGTTGGCATTAAAAAAATAGGTAAAAAAAATACAGTAGATATTGAAGTTAATTCTAATGAGCACGCTTTTTATGCAGATGGTTTTGTTGTTTCAAATTCGCATGCAGTAGCTTATGCTGTCAACGCCTATACAAGTGGATGGTATAAGGCAAATCATACAAAAGAATTTTTCTTATCTTGGTTACACTTTTCTTCTGAAAAACAAGATCCACAGAAAGAAATATCTGAACTTGTAGCTGAAGCAAAGTTGTTTGACATAAAAATAAATGTACCAAATATAGATATTTTTGATAAAAAATTCTTTATAAAAAATGGTATTATATATTTTGGCATAAAAGATATTAAATCATTAAGTGGTGTTACGGGCGATAATGTTATTTCTACTATTAAAAATACTGAGTCAGAATTAGAAAAAAGTTCTTCAGAGTTTTCTTGGATGGATATATTGATTTATCTAAGTCCAAAAATTAATTCAACTGCTTTTAAAGCCTTATGTGCAGTTGGATTTTTTTGTAATAGCTCTACAAGCATTAGTAGAAATACAGCTATATATGAATATTTAATTTTTCAAAGACTTACAAAAACAGAATTAGAGTGGGTTAAGTCTAATTATGCGACAAAAAAATGGGCTTCATTATTAGAATGTTTTACAGATCTTGCTCCGACAAAAAAGAATGGCGGCGGGACTTCTAGAGAAGACAGAAGCCAAGTAATATATAATGAAATACACTTCTTGAAAAACCCCCCATATTGTCTAGATGATTCTCCGTTATGGATAATTACAGAAGAAGCAAAAATTTTAGGGTGCCCCATAAGTTTGTCTAGTATAGAATCTTCTGATATATCTTTTGCAAATACCTCCTGTAAAGAAATTATAAATGGAAAAACTGGCGAAAGTTTATGTGTAGCAGGAAATATAAAAAGATTATCGGTTTGCAAGGTTAAAAAAGGTAAAACAAAAGGCGAAACAATGTGTTTTGTAACAATAGAGGATGACACATGCTCTGTTGATAATTTAGTTATTTTCCCTGTGACCTACAAAGAATATGAATTTGTTTTATACGAAGGAAACAATCTTTTATTCTGCGGGAAGATTTCTAAAAACGGCGATTCTTTTATTGTTGACAAAATTCACGAAATTTAATTGAAATAATACAACTATTCTGCTAATATAGTTACAGTGTTTTTATTATTTTCATAGG